AATAAGAGAATAAGACACCATATTAGGATGGCGTACCGTTATAAATAGCAAAGACTCCTTGAGAAGGAGTCCTTTACCGGAAATATTTTGTTTTTACTTAGCTTCTTTTAATCCGTATGGTATACCTAATACACCGTGTACTGCTTTTCTAAATGCTTTTTGACTTTCTATTTGAATTGCTTTCATCAATACTTCTTGTAAAGCAGGATTGTCTTTTAATAAAGCAATTTTACCGTTTGTACTATCATGATACTGTGCACTCATTTGTACAAACATATTATTGTTATCATCTATTTTAATTGCAATTCCAGGAACATCATCTAAAGGGTTTTCATCCGGAAGTATATTAATTTCTTCTTCCTCTATACCTGCTAGTTCTTTAAGTCTCTTTAATTCGTTCATGGCTTATTTAATGCAGCATACACCGCTTTGAGTACAAATAATATCAGAGATTAACCTATTAATATTGTCTGTCTTAGTGTAACTTTGCTGTGCATTATAAGATTCATTTAATCCTCCTACTGGTTTAACATAAGCACCGTAGGTACTTGGTGTTGAAACGAAATCCCAACAGATTAATTCTAAATCTTCTCCAACTTGAACAAGACCTTCACCTATTGATGTTACAGATCCTATTGCTCTTGATGAAACTCCTACGTTAATACCTGCAAGAAATAATTCTTTTAAAATATTGCCAGAAGGAGTGTCCAGGATTTCAAATTCGCTGTATAAATCTTTACCGTCCCACCACATTTTTGTAATGTTATGACAAACGTTTTTAAGGTTGATAATAGAAGTCTCTGGGTGATCTAATTCACCTAACGCTCTCTTCTCTGCTACTGGACCTTCTACGTATAATGCTACTTGTTTTTGTAGAGTATCAAGATCGTAAATACGCTTATTTGCATTCGGTTTGTCTGCAGCCTGTACCTTTCCTGATACCAAAAACTTTGCTCTCGGATTCATTCTAGCTTCGCTTAATTGCTGAGGTAGAGGTTTGAATGCTAAATACTCTATTAAAACTTCTTTATTCATATTAGGATCCTGTTACTTTTAGTTTGCTTTTTACAGCGAGGTCTTGTGATTGAATAAATTCTTGAGCATCAGCTGTATTAGCTGCTAACTTTACTACAGCTCCTTTATCATCTCTAACTTGAGCTATTTCTTTCTTAACAGCTTTTACTAATTTCTCTTTTAAGCTCTTCATTTTATCCTCTCTCGTAATTCCCTTATTAACCATATCTATAGCCATCTCTTCAGAAGAACCGTACGGAGTTCCCATATATCCTTCCTCTACTTCCCTACTTTCTGGCATATGTGCTTTTGGTTTTGCCCATTCGTCAGTAGTTCCGGTTTGAGCTGCTTCCTCTTTTGGTGCAGGAACGTCCTTTTTAGTTAAGACGTTACTTTGAATATGATGGACTTGACCGTCGTCAGTCTTTACTGTTGCAGTATCGCCATCCCATTCTGTAATCTCTCCTACTAAGCTATTATCTTTTTTTTTAACTCTCGCACCCACATTAAAATGTTCATGCTCAGGTCTTATCTTAGTCATTTCGTCTAGGATATGTTCTCTAAGAGCTTTAAGTTTCTTTTTTTCTTTCTTACCTAAAGTATCTTTTGTATTAGCTTTTTCATCTTTTTTAATAACTTTCATTTCATTAGGCTTATCCATTAAGTTATCTTCTTTAACTTCTTTCATTTTTAAATCTTCATCCATTGCCTTAACGGCTTTAAAATTAGCTAATTGAAGTTGCTTGTAAGCATCAGGATCTTTCAAAATAGTATCAACTACTTTCTTTCTAGCTTTAATATAAGCTTCGTCAGTAATTTCAGGAACTTGAGCTAATTCATATTGAATACCGTGATAAACTTGATAGTAGTTTAGTTGATCAATACCGGGATTTTGAGGAGCTTCTGCGTTTGGATTATGTCCATAGACGCCTATAGGTTTTGCGGCTTCTGATAAGATGCGCTTGCCTTTTAATATTTTTATTGAATCTTCAAAGGAAGATACTGGAGATAGATGTTGAGGAAACTGCATGCGAACATTACGCATAAAGTTTGTTTTTGACATTTTACCTTCTAAAAGGTCTTGATATTGCTTTTGAATATTTTTCATACTAATAAATAGTTTACTTCCCTTGTCCTCTATCCGCTTTTGGCCTTGGACTGTGTTTATTATAACTTTTCTTACCGCCAGGTTGCCCTGCCTTCCTTTTTCCAAATGTTGCTTTAATACTACTACCTGCTGATTTTACCTTAGCCATTACTTAAGACCTTTGACTTTTGAATAAACTTCAATAACCTGTGAATTTATCTTTTCAAAAACCTTTTTTGTGTTATGTTTATATGCTAGACTCTCTTCGCCTTCTGAAAGTTCCTCTCTCATTTGGGAAGCAAATTCTAATAATTTTGATATTTCTGCTAGTCTTTTATTAATCATCTTAGCAGCTTCGTGCATCTGTTCGGGTTTAGATCTAATTGTAGCTTCTCTTTTAAATTGAGAATAAGCACGAGATTCACCTAAAACTTCTTTCCATAGCATGTCTACGTCTATACCTTTTAATTGCTTGCCAGCTTCTTCTGCACTTGGTGCTTTAGTAAAACCATCGTTTGTATAGGTAGAAATGTCTGCTTTTTTGCCACCAGCTAAACGAGGTGCATCTTCTTGATATTTCTTTTTTCTAGTACCTGCAGCGTATTGTTCACCGTTACCTGGAGTAAAGGTAGTACCGTTTGTAACGCCTCCGCCTGTAGTAGAACCGCCAGCAGGAGCTGCTGCTCCGTCTTCGTTCATATCTTTAAACGTGTCTCGTATAATTTGAATAGCTCTCTCAGGAGTTAAAGCGCCTTGACCAATAGCATTCATAATGAAATCTACCAAATCTTTATCGGCACCAGTTTGAGTTAGCACACTCTTTATAGACGTATTAACTTCATCTTGCTCTTCCCTTAAAAATTGTGTAGCAAATTGATTATTCATTATTTGATTGCTTTTAGCTCGCTAATTAATTGATAGTATTGCATTAAACCAATAAGTACTTCATCTTTAATAGAATCGTTAGGACTCATAGGTTTAATAAAATTTAAAACTTCATTTAATTTAATTTGAAGAACTCTATCTTTAGTAGTAGCTTTTAAATCTGTAAGTTCAGTTTTAACTTCAAGTAGCTTAGTATTTAAGTAAGTTCTTAGTTTTGTAGTGTCTGAAATGTTATTTATGTACTCTTTTAGTAGATCTTTTTGTTCTGTAGACAAACCTGAATATTTGTCGTTAAATTTTTCTACGAGAATTTTATACGCAAGAAGTCTAATTTCTTTATCTTCTTTCATAAACTCTTCTACCACCTTAGAAGCTACTTTTCTCTCAGTTAACGACTCTTTAGTGACGTGTTCAAGAAGGGTGAGTTTATTGGTAATAATTTGCTTAGTATTGTGTACCTCTTTAGAGAGTTGATTCTCAATTAAAGTATAGATAGACGCATAGATCTTGTATGCTTCTATCTTTGCCTTAAAGAAATCGTCAAGCTCGTAGTGCTTTTTAATTTCTTTAATTAAGTTGTACTTTTCTTTATCTAATTTTTCCCTATCAAGCTTTTTCGCTTGCTCTACAATCGTAGTTACTAAGACTTCAGCCTTAGCTTCGTTAAGTTTTGGTGCACTTAATACAGTACTATAAAGATTATACTCTTTACCTAACTCTGTTTCTGTAAAGTACTTTTTAAATATTTTTACAGCTTTAGGGTCCTTATTAGACATTAAATCAGAAGTTGCTTGTCTGACTAAAAGTTCAAATAAGATACCTGTATTTTTGTATTTACTGTGTTTAATCATTACTTCTTAGCTTACTAATAAATATCAATGTATTATATTAAATCCGAATCCGGTTTAATGCGATCTTCGTTAAGAAGCTGGCTTTCTTCTTGGTATAGGTTTACTCTCTTTTTTCCAAAATCCGCTAAAGAGCTCTTATTCTTTAAATAAGTAGCAGTGGTTGCACTATACCCCTCCTTGAGAGATAGCGGGCTTCCGCCATGAAATTTATTCTTTAAACTGTTTCCACTTTCACCTGAACGAGGTTTAGACTTTAAATCGTATACCCCTAATCTATCTCTTCCTAATGGATCTTCTGCAGTATTAATTAAGGAAACCTTATTCTCCGGTCTACCTGGTAGCTTAGTTGGTTCGTTGGGATTTTTCTCATTATACCCTTGAGGAACGTTCTCGCTTGAAAGAGGTGCTGTACCGTATCCGCCATACATTGAAGCAATTTGATGCGGTGTACCGTAGGCGGCTCCTGATTCTGCAGGATCATTACCCTCTTCTTCTATTTGTTTCATTCTGAACATTCTCTTCTTATCTTCTACGACTAAGTCTCTATATTCATCAAACTCTTCTTCAGAGAATTGGAACAACTTATCATAAATCCAGTCAGTCGGTAGGAAGCTAGTCTCCATCATCTGTGCAGCTAGGTCCATTTTCTCTTTCATTAAAGCTACTCTCTCTTGTTCATAAATAATAGAAGGAGTAGTCAGAGTAAGGTCAAAATTAGTTAAGGACTCGTCGTCATACCCGTGTGCGTATAAATGAACTAACGCAATTTTGGTTAATTCGCTGATAACTATACGTTGAATTCTTTCAATAGTGCGTGCAAAACGAATATCTTCGGCAGCTAATGTAGCCTTACCGGTTAAATCTTTTTCGTACCCTAAAAATGCTTTAGGAATTTTCAATGCAGCAAACAGTTTGTTAAGAAGATAGTTAATATCTTCAATTCCGTTGTATTCCAAAGGCGGAGCATTGTCTATCCTAGTAGATTGATCATTACCGCGAACAGGGATAAAGAAGTCTTCAAGCATGTTTTGAACGTTATAGTTCAGGTTATACTGGCCGGTCTTACCGTCAACAAGAGGAGTTTTTTTCATCTTATTGATCATTCTCTGCATGTAATTCTCAACTTCATTAGGAGGAATTGCACCAACGTTAACATAGAAAATTCTTCTTTGAGGTGCACGAGTTAATCTGTGAATTAGCATCGCATCTTCCATTAAGATGTACTGTTTATAAAGTCTACGCCCTGGTTCTAGGTAAGAACGACCGTAAGGTAGGTAATTTATATCACCAATTAACCTTAAGTGAGCCATTTCGTAATTATAAAATGTAATCCCTAAATCTGTATTTTGATAGGAGGTAGAGTACCCGGCAGTAGCGCCTAATGCAGCTGTTGGATCGTACTTAAAAATTACTTCTGATGGGTTTGTTGGGTTAGTTCCTTCAAGTCTTACGATATTGTAGGCAGAAAATGGAATTACATTATAAACGCCAAATTTCTCGGCTACTTCAAGCTTAAGAAAGAAATCACCATACTTGCACATATTTCTGATCCAGAACCAGAGATTGAACTCAACGTTAAGAACGTCGTAAAATAGGCTGTATAGAATTTTTTGAATGTTTTCATCTGCTGATCTAATTTGTATAACATCTCCTTGGGTATTTTTTAAGGTACACTCATCTGCAATAATGTCTAATGCAGAGGCAATAATTGGATCGGTGTCCATAGCCTCGTAATCAGCATAAATTTGAACACGAGCTGATTGATAATTCTGTGCTAAATTTAAATTAACACCATAAGAAGTAGAAGTCGTATAAATACGATTAAATCGGTCGACAAGTGCATTGGTTTGTAAGACACCGTCTACTTGAATATTATCTACATCTACTGTTTTTAATTCTCCGCCATCGTTTCTAATGATAACATCTGTAGAAAACAACCTTTTTAGGGTTGAAAACAAGTTTCTTTGCGGTTGAATTTTTTGTTCGTCTGCCATATCTTATAAATATCTTTGTTATAATAACCAAGTAATGTCATCGTAGCTATTGCCTGCTTGCATTTGCCATGGGTTTTGTTGATTTTGAGAATTTCCTCCGTTATATACTTCAAATCCACAGTCATTTCCTGTTTTAGAATAACTGTTTAGACTTGCATAAGTTAAGTCAAAAGCCGTCTGTC